CGGGGTCCGTGCGGGACTGCTGGCTTCCGCCGGGTCGAGGCCGGGCGCCCTGGACTCGTCCACGTAGTCCTCGGGAACCTCGTCCTCGGTAGCGAAGTCGAAGCGCTCCTTCCGGATCTCGGCGAGCCGCCGCCCGGCGACGAGCATTTCCATGATCTGGATGTCGGCCGGGACATAGCCCGCCGTCTCCGTGATCCTCTTCCCCCCCCCCGCGTCTCCGGGGGTGGGGGGGCAGTCGTATTTGGTCCTGAACTTCATGACCCCTCCTAACTGTGGTCTATGAGACCGGGATCGGAATCGAAGGGCATGGGCCTGATTCCGCGGATCTTGTTGGCGATATTCACGATCAGACCAGGTTCGGACGTGACCGCGAAGATCCTCTTGTCGGGCACGCATTCTACGAACGCGGTGTTCAGCTCCGGCGCGGCGCTGAAGATGCGGCCGAGATGCCACGCCTGGAAGGCGGGATCGGACCGCATGAGGCCGCAAACCATGGACCTCTTCACCCTCATCTCGTCGTAGCGGCCCTGGTACCCGAAGATCGTCTGGTTCTCGGCCTCAACGGCCGAGGCATAGATCTCCGCCCGTTCGACGGCCTGCTCGCTGAGGTTCGCGAACTCGGGGGAGTAGAAGTCGAACCGGGTGCGCCTAAGCCACTGCCGGTCGATCCCCTGCTGGTAAGCGGGCTTCGGCACGACGCTGAGGATACCCATGACCAGGCCGAATTCGTCGGCCTTGTAGCTGGCCGCGAAGCCCTGCCCGGCGACGAGACCGTGCCCGGCGAGGTTTCCCTGCGGCGTGGTCGCGTCGGTGGAGGACGTCTGGAGCACCTCGGAGATCATGACTGGATTCTTGGTTCCGCCCAGGTATTCCGGCCTCTGCAGCCGGTCGTCCCTGGGCGAGACTCCATAGTGGGCTTGCAGCCACTCGGTGTATCGCGCTCCCGCCCTGGCATTCCTCTCCATCCATTTCTGGATCTGGAAGGCGAGGCGGAGATCGCTGACGTTGAAGGTGGCCGCGTCCGCGAAGTCCACGGTGTTGGCCTCGAGCCAGGACTTCGTGTCGTTGTTGCGCGGGCTGTATACGGTCCCGTTCTTGTCGATCAGGGGCGCGATGCTTGATCCGGCCGTCGAGGCCGCGCCCCATACCGCGTTGGTCGTTCCCGAGAGAGGTAGGGCTGGGGCCGTTCCTCTCTGCTGCCAGGGTAGGGACGAGGTGAAGTAGTCCTTCTCCCAGGCACGGTTCAAGATCGCCTGGTTTGTCTCGGCGACCTCGGCCTGGAGGTTCTGGTCCCGGTAGTACTCGTTCCAGATCCTGGCGTAAGCCCGGCGCGGGTAATCTATGGGAAGTGCTCCGGCCGGGGTGACGCCCGTGGGGAACCCGAGGTAGTCCCAGAGGCTTCCGACCGTGGTGTCGGTGGGATTCCATCTGGGGATGACCGTTGTGTCGTCGCCGTCCTCGCCGCCCGTGATGAAATCCTCGAAATCATCGTCGAGGATTCGGTAGGGCACGAAGAAGTAATGCACGAAGACGTTGATCTCGTGCATGATAGGCGCGACGAGGGGCTGGAAGCGGACGACGATCTGGTTGCCTATGTCAAACCGATCGCCGGGTACCATTTCGTCGCAAAGGACGGGGATGAGCTCGCCCATATCGCACGTGAATTTCTTCTCGTACGAAAGGTCGAAGACCGACCGGCCAGGGACCAGGGCACCCACGCGATCGAAGACGTTGCGCGGGTTACCCTTCATTCCGTGGCCTCTTTCGCGGCGTACACGCCGGGGATTACGAGGGCCTCATCGAGGCCGTCGAGCTTGACGGACTTCTCGTCGTAGGTCCCGAGCTTCATGAGGGTGTAGTCCTGCCGCCCTTCCTTGAAGTCCTTGACGACGTTGCGGAAAGATCTGGCCGCGACCGCGTCGTTCGCCGCCTGGAATATGGGCCCCGCCTCTTCCGCGAGGCTGTCGTAGATGCAGTACAGGCCGGTCATTTGGGCCCCCTGAAGAATTTGACCAGGGCCGCCACGGCCTTGATGAACCCGAAGGCCGCCGCCACGGCCGCCGTTACCAGCTGAGCCGCCGTTCCGAGATCTATGTCCATGGGATTCCTCCTACGTTTTATTGTAGCCACCCTTTTCGGGGTGTCAACTGGCTATATTGACCTCTAGTTGAGCCATATAGCCGCGCACCTTTTCCGGTGCTCCTGGCGCGCTTCGCTTGCCTACTTGCAGGTAGTAACCTGCAAGTTTTTCAAAGACGGCCTTTTTTTTGCCTTTCGAGCTTTTGCTTTAGTTCCAGGGCTTTTGTTTCGCGCTGAGCTTTGTCATAATTCACTTCGTTATAAGGACTTAGCTTTCGCTTTTTCACGAATGCCCTGTGTTTTTCTATCCGCTCGAAGGCTTTTTTCTCCTTTAGGCCGTCTGTGATTTTTTCGCCCAGGATTTTTGTGTAGTACCTGGGCAGAGACATTTTTGCTCCCCTCATTGTGATGGAGCAGTCATCTAGTGCGTAACTTTCGTTCCGCTGTATCCAGTCTTTTCCAAGTCCCTTGGAGCAGACCTGGAATGGGATCTGCCGATCCCCGTAAACTTGTTTTGCGAGGGGTCCGGAATATTTTTTCATAACGTAGCCGGCCACGTAGGCCGCGCTTTCGTAACCGACCCCCCGCATTTGGATGAATCCTTTCCCCCATTTAGTTTCAATTAGTTCCTTATCGTCCGGGCCGATTCCGAACGCTATAACGTGGTAATGGGGCCTTTCGTTCAGATCCCCGTATTCGCCACAGGCGTAGTATTTAATTGGCCGTTTTTCCGCGCTGAGGCTTTTCCTGAGCCGCTTGAGGAATAGCTGTAGATCCTCCTTAACCAGGCTGGCAGTTTTCAGGTTCGCGTCGTTGTACGTCAGCGTTATGAACGACGATTTTTCCCAGCTCTCCATCTCGTGCACCATGCGGACCGCCCACTCCCGGGATCTTGATATCCTGCATGCCAGGCATTTACCGCAGGGCACGCGCATTCCGAACGTAATATTGATCGGTTTCGTGCACTGCATATTTGTTAAGGGGGATACAACGTATCCCCCTTTCGGCTACAGCCGTATCCCGCCTCGGCTTATGCCGTAGCGCTTGATCCTCTTCCCCTTGCTCCTGGTCTTTCGACCGATCTTGCTTTTGCGCTTGAATCTCATCGAATCCTCCCGTCGCCTCTCGGCTTGAGTTTCTTTGCTACCTCCAGGAGGCGCGCCTCCTGGTCTTCCTGTATTAGATTCCCGCCCCATTTGAAAGGGGCCGTGAACTTGCTAGCCACCGTGGCGAGAAGATTCTCGCCCACTTTTTTTCCGGCCTCCTTCGCGGTGGATACGAAGCTTCCTCCCCTACCCTTGAACAGGGTTTCGAGGCCTTCCATGCTCTCGCTCACCTCCGTGGCGTACGACCTGACGTCGGACCTTAGGCCCGACTTCAGAATGAGATTCAGGTCGTGTCCCGCCCTAGTGTTCGCGATGGTTTTTGATTTCATGTCCAGCGCTCGATCCTCGATTTGCTGCTGGACATTCCGCCTCATGTCCATGGCCAGGTCCGCGTTGATCCGCGATACCTGAGTGTCCGCCGCCGTTTTCGAAACGTCGGCTTTCATTTTCATCATGGACATACCGGCTAGGGCTCCCTCAATTCCCTTGGAGCCCATCTGGGGGGCCCCTATGTTAATGGGCCCCGATGCCTGGGCAGCTGATCCCGCCGCCAGAAGAGGATTTATCCCGGCCGCCTTCATGTCGGCGGCCCTTCTCTGGACGGCGTTGTCTTCCCGCTCCCAGGTTGTTTCCTGGGCTTCCCTCTCCCAGGCATTTTGCTTCTTCTGCTCTGAGAAGTTTAGGAGGTCAGTTACCCCCCCTATCACTCCCCCGAGGAGACCGTCGAAGATGCCCATATCAGGCCGTGGCGGCCTTCGCCGCCTCTTCGGCGGCCTTTTTTTCGGCCGCGGCCTTTTTCGCTTCTTCTTGGGCTTCCTTGAGCCTCAGAAGGCGGGCCCGCAGGGTCCGGTCGAGCATGCTGGCTTCCGCCAGGTCGAGGCCGGGCGCCCTGGACTCGTCCACGTAGTCCTCGGGAACCTCGTCCTCGGTAGCGAAGTCGAAGCGCTCCTTCCGGATCTCGGCGAGCCGCCGCCCGGCGACG